AAATGGTCTAGACCGGCTCAACCGCCCCCGCCACTCTTTTTCAACGAGAAAGAGCGAGATCTAGTAAAACAAGTAAATGATGAACTAATAGAAAGAGTAATAGGCCAAACAGTTGCTTATTACCCACTTTCCTTAGAGCATACAAACTATCATTCACTTTATGGGGAGGCAATCCAAAAATCTTTCCTTCCTCCAGTTAGAGTATACGCATTGGTCAACTTTGATGGTATCCAAACAGAAACATCAAACTACGGCCTAGACAAAACTGCCTCAATAACTGTAAACTTCCATAAAAGAAGGCTTACAGAGGACCAAGATCTTTATGTTAGAGAAGGCGACTTTGTGCTGTATGACGAGATCTTATACGAAATAACAACCCTTATGGAACCCAGGCTTCTATTTGGACAAGCAGACAGACGATTTGAGATCTCAGCCAAGTGTTTGAGATCGAGAGAAGGATTATTCGATGGACAATAACGGATCAGAAATTTTAGTGCACATCCCGTTCGAACCCTCAACATTGGAAAACATTGACGAGGCTGTTTTTAACTTTGTCAATGAAGATCTAAACATTAGCACAAGAACAAACAAAGGGTTCAAGAAAGTTCCGGTTATTTGGCAAGGATCAGAACGAGCTTGGTATACAAAGAAAGATCCAAGAACAAATGACATTCTAAACTTTCCGATTATTACTGTTGCGAGAACCGGTTTATCAAAAGATCCTTCAAAAAAAGGAATCTTCCAAGGAAATGTTCCTGCCGACTCAAACGGAGCATCAATCCAAATCGCAAAAAGAATAATGCAAAATAAAACAGCAGATTTCTCCAACGCACTTGCGAAACAACGAACCGGGCAGTCAACGCAGAACAAAAGAAGAAAAAAGACAAAAACTGTTTATGACTTTATTGGTATACCGCAAGTGGTGCACATCAACCCAACTTATGAAGTAACCCTTACCTCGTTATACACCCAGCAGATGAATGAAATGATTCAGCCTTTCATGGTTCGAACCGGAAACATAAACTATAAGGTAGTGGAAAACAACTTTCATCGATATGAAATGTTTATGGATTCAAACTATAACATTTCCGACAACTCAGCAAATCTAGGCGACGAACAAAGAAAGTTGGAAGCAAAAATCTCTTTAAATTTAATTGCTTATTTATTTGGCCAGTATGTCAACGAAGAAAAGCCAAAAATAATAATCAGGGAAAGCATTGTAGAGTATAAATTCCCAAAAGAAACAACAATTTTTAATTTATAAGTGTTTTTAGGATTTTTTCAACTATTTACTATTGAACTATAATTATATAATTCAACTAAGGAGTTTTAAGCAATGCCTGCATCAGATTTTACATTTATTTCACCTGGAGTTCAAGTACAAGAAATTGATCGTTCAGGAATTCCGGCTGAGGCGCCCCCAATTGGCCCCGCAGTGATTGGCCGGTCAGTCCGAGGACCATCAATGACCCCTGTTCGACTTGAGTCAACAGCCGACCTTTATAAGATCTTTGGCCCCCCGTCGCCTGGAGGCAAAGGTGGAGATGTGTGGCGTGAAGGAAACTTTGCCGCCCCGACTTACGGAGCATTCGCCGCTGAAGCTTACCTTCGCAACAATAACCCAATAACATTTGTTCGGCTAGCAGGAGAACAGCACCCAGAACTTACTGTGGGATCCGGAGAAGCTGGCTGGACAGCCACTGAAGCTACTGGCGTATTCGTTGCCAATGTTGTTTCTGGTGCTACGGGCTTCGATCAAACAACTGCTTCACTTGGTGCAGTATTTTACTTAACAGACGCAGATTCATCAATACAGCTTATAAGCACCACGAACGGCCAAACTACTCCGGTTGATACCGCTGGTACGTTGGTTCAGAATGAGTCCTCTAACGCACTTGATCTTACATTTACGGCAATTATCTCAGGATCGGGGTATGACACCGACGGCGTCACACTGACCCACCTTACTGCCACGTTCAACTTTGATCCAAACTCAGAAAAGTACATCCGTAAGGTATTCAATACCAACCCACACTATACGAATTCAGATCTCTATGCTACCGACACAAGATTAAACTATTGGTTAGGAGAGACTTTCGAAAGCTCACTACAAGAGATTGTGTGTGGCGGTTCTCCTGGCTCTGGCGCCCCAACTGCACTTAGTGGTACCGGGAAAAACGCTTTTGCTTTCGTTGCCGAATTGAACGGCAGCACCGCAGATCTGGCAAATCATGCCGCAGCTGCAGCCGTGGCAAAGAGCGGTCTAGTGTTCGCACAGGACCTTACACAAGAAACCGGCTCCTACCAGCCCCAGGATCAGCAAAAACTTTTCCGTTTTGCTGCTACTGATGTTCGAGGAGACTGGGACAACAGCAACATCAAGGTATCAATCGCAAACGTAAAAGCAGCAGTCAACCCAACTGTCGACGCTTACGGCACTTTTGATGTTTTTGTGCGAGATGCTAGTGATACAGATAACGCCCTAAACCTCCTAGAGTCATTCACGGGTCTAAATCTAAATCCAGCATCACCAGACTATGTTGCTCGTCGAATTGGCGACAGGTACCTAAGCTGGAACACGACTGAAAAATACTACGAAGAATATGGAACATATAACAATGTCTCAAAATATATTCGTATGGAAATGAATGACGAAGTCGACAACGCTACTGCTAACCCGGCAGTTCTTCCGTTTGGTTACTTTGGACCAATAAGAACAGCGACTCAAATAGACAGCGGGGCGCCCATTCCCGCCGCAGGCTTGGCTGTTGCCGCAGCCTCAATGTTTGCCGGCGTAACACTTACAACCGGATCTCAGTATTCCGGAAATGCCTTCACTTCTAGTATGAACGCCCGAGTCGAATTCCCTCGGATCTCACTTCGTGAGTCAGGCGCTTATGGCGTCTCAACACCGAAGAGCGCATTCTACGGCGCACGCACACAAGGCACATTCGCCAGACGTGATAACGGCTATGGTGATTACACCAGGCGCATCTCTTCAGACATAGGGGATCCTTACGGCTCAGGAGGCACGCTAGCCGCCGGCCTAGAATACTCTTATATCTTCTCACTAGATGATGTTTCAGGTTCAGCCACAGTCCCTGTTTATGTTTCAGGCTCACGAGCAGAGGGAGAATCTCTCAGAGGTGTAGGCAGCTTTACAGGCTCTCTTCTTGACGCTGGCATCAACTCATTCACACTACCACTAGTTGGCGGAACAGACGGTTTGGACATTACAGAACCAGAGCCTTTTGCAAACCGACTAATCAACGATCAGACTGAGCAAAAGTCATATGAGCTATACTCAGTTCGTAAGGCAATCGACATGCTTAGAGACCCTGATGTGGTTGAGCACAATGTTGTAGCCGTGCCGGGCTTGTCCGACCCTCTTGTAACTGACTACTTGGTTGATATGGCCGAGGAAAGAAAAGACACATTGGCTATTATCGATATCGAAAACGATTACAAGCCTCGTTTTGAGCTAACTTCCGGCGATATAGGAACAAACAGAACTGCACTTCCTGATCCTAGCACTGCTGTAACCACTATGAAGACACGAGGTTTTGATAGTTCTTACGGCGCTGCTTACTACCCAGCAGTTCAGATAAGAGACCGAGGATCAAACACTGTGTTGTATGTTCCTGCGACAGTGGCAGCAATGTCAGCGTTTGGTTACACAGAAAGAGTTGCGGAGCCTTGGTTCGCACCAGCTGGCTTTAACCGTGGCGGCCTCTCAGATGGCTCAACCGGCATTGTAGCAACTGGCGTTTCTAAGCGACTATCCTCAAAGGAGAGAGATGACTTATACGGCGTAAACGTTAACCCGATTGCGCAGTTCCCACAAGAAGGAATCGTTATCTTCGGACAGAAAACACTTCAGGCTAGTGCTTCTGCGCTTGACCGAGTCAATGTTCGTCGACTTCTTATTTTCCTCAAGAAGGAAATTTCAAGAATCGCAAGTACAACTTTATTCCAGCCGAATGTTCGTGACACTTGGGCTCAGTTCCTTCTTAGGGCACGGCCGCTCTTGAATGATGTCAAGGCTAAGTTTGGCTTAGAAGATTATAGGCTCATTCTTGATGAGACAACAACAACACCTGATCTAGTCGATCGGAACATACTGTATGCAAAAGTACTCCTCAAGCCGACCAGGGCAGTTGAGTTTATTGCAATCGACTTCGAAATTTTCCGCTCCGGCGCAAGTTTTGATAGCTAAGACTATTTAAGATAAAGGAGAAATAATAAATGGCATTTTGGAGCAGCAGCACAGAGACCGAACCCCGTCGTAATTTTAAGTTTTTACTTCGTGTAAACAATCTAGATACTTGGGTAGTGAAAGGAGTTAACCTTCCAACGATAACAGTTGGCGAAGCAACACATCATTTCTTAAATCACAGGTTTTATTTTCCTGGAACTATAGAATACAACACTATTTCCTTTACTGTGGTCGACGCCATTAATGAATCGACTTCGCAGACAATTATTAAAAGCTTTGTTAATTCAGGATATAAGGTTCCCGATGGTCAAACGCCCGCCGCTACATCATTACTAACCAAAAGAGGGTCCGTTGGGGCATTAGGAGAAGTAACGATTGAGCAGCTAGGGTCTGGTGAGGATGGTGAAAAAAATAAAATAGGGTTTACCCTTCAAAATGCTTGGGTGAAAAACATTGAATTCCCTCAGTCTTTGTCTTACGATAATGAAGATTTAAGTGAAATTAAAGTTGAACTTCGTTACGACTTTTTCAATTTCCTTGACGGCGCCGACCCAATTAAAGGCTTCGGCGGCTCATAA